AAAAGAAGAGAAAGACAAAGTTCGTCAGGTTCTCTTCTCGAACAAAGACGGTTTTGATCGTCTGAAAGAAATCCTAGAGCCAATGCTCAAGGAAGCCCTACCGACAGCAGACTATGACAGCCCATCGTGGGCATACAAGCAAGCTGATCGCATTGGGTATAACCGAGCACTAACCACGGTGCTTGATCTGATCAACTTAGACAAGGAATAGATTATGGTATTTACTGACGGGACTGCAACCGAACAGACCGAGCAGAACGCAGAGCAAATGCAGCAAGAAACCACACCATCGGAATCTTACTTGCAGAAACTCGTAGAGGCAAAGGGAGAGAACTGGAAAGACCCTGAAGTCCTAGCCAAAGGTAAACTTGAAGCTGATGGCTATATCAAGACCCTCGAAGAACAATTAGCTCAAATGCGAGAGGACTTGAAGAAACAGGAGTATCAGGCCCAGGTTCTTGAACAACTCCAGAATAAGGCCGCTGAGACTACCGAAGCGAAGACTGGGGTGCCCAACAATAACGGTAGCGTTAAGGATCAGAACACCACTGCAAACCTTAGCGAGGAAGACCTGAAGAGCCTTGTTGAAAAGACACTAAGCCAACGTGAGAAGGACGCTGTCATTAAACAGAACCTAGCTCAGGTTGACAAAGCACTGGAAGAAAGTTTTGGCACTGAGGCCCTGACTGTTGTCCAGCAGAAAGCACAAGAGCTAGGCATGTCCCTTGAACGTATGAAGGACATCGCCGCAGAAAGCCCTAATGCCTTCTTTGCTTTGATTGGTGAGAAACCGAAACAGCCTAGCAATCCTATGATTCAAGGTTCGGTTCGCACTGAGGGTGTCAATATGCAAGCCTCGACAGAACGTAACTGGGCCTACTACCAGAAACTTCGTCGGGAAAACAAAAACCTCTATTACACACCGAAAGTCCAGCAACAGTTAATGGAAGATAAAGTTCGTCTGGGTGACAAATTCGGTCTGTAACAATTTGGAGTAAATACAATGGCTGGTAACACTAGCGCAATTAACTACCTGACTCGTTCTGATGTATGGGGTCAGGAACTGAAAGAACTGCTGCGTGATGAAATGCAGGCACAACGCTACGTGCGTATGCTTGAGGGTTTCCCTGATGGTGACACCTTCCACATCCCGCAGATTGGTGCAACCACCGTGCGTGACTACACTGAAGACAGTGCAGTGACCTACGATCCGCTGGCAACCGCTGACTTCACCTTCACGGTTGACAAGTATCTGGCAAGCTCGACCTACATCACCAAGAAGGCTGAGCAGGACTTGTTCTATGCCAACGAACTGATGAGCCGTTTCGTGCCTGAGCAAGAACGTGCCATCATGGAGCACTTCGAAACCACGACCTTTGCTGCGCCTGAAGCAGGTGTGTCGGCCAACTCGGCTGAAGCAATCAACGGTATTGCACACCGCATCTCGGGTGGTAACGCTGGTCGTATCGAACTGGCTGACTTCGCCTACGCACGCTTTGCTCTGAAGAAGGCCAACGTGCCGGATCAGGCAATGGTTGCTATCGTTGACCCCTCGGTAGAATTCACCTTGAACACCCTGTCGAACCTTGTCAACGTGTCGAACAACCCCAAGTTCGAAGGCATCGTTTCGGCTGGTGTAGCAACTGGCATGCGCTTTGTAGCCAACGTGTATGGCTTCGACGTGTATACCTCGAACTACCTGCCCGACAACACTGACGCTGCCCTGGCAGAACGTGATGGCTCGACCACCAATGACTTCTCGGTCAACAACGGTAAGGTCAACATGTTCTTCTCGGCACAAGCTGTTGCTAACCCCTTCGTGGGTGCATGGCGTCAGATGCCTGAGGTGGACTACGAATACAACAAAGACTACCAGCGTCACGAGTATGTCACGACTGCTCGTTATGGTGTCAAACTGTATCGTCCCGAAGGCATTGTTCGTATCGCAACGAACCCCGACGTGTAATGACAAATGGTTGGGGGCTTCGGCCCCCTTCCACTTTTCTATTGACGACTCTTAGTTTTTAGTGTATAATATCTTTAACCTTGGCAGGGGCTATAGTATATCTACCCTATAGGAGCTACGTATGGCTAACGTAAACCACTCAACACTAACTGATCCATACCTACACGAACCTAAAGGTATTGCTTCGGCTGCCTCTGGGTCTACTTACTTTGCAGATGGTGCTGGTAGTGGTGACTGGATTAAAGCCCATGCTCACATCAATGGGTATATTCCTTTTGATTCTGTTACCCCGGCATATCAGCATTCAGTAACAACAACATTCACTGCTATTAACCCAACCTTCAGCACCACATTGGCTGATGGTTTTACAGGCACCAGCACACCTAATGCCCGTTTGATTTACACAGGCACAGACAACATCACTGCTAACTGCACCTTTGTCTGTAACTTTAAGAACGCCTCTGGCTCTGCCCATAATGTAGAGCTTGTATTCTACAAGAATGGTGTTGTTATGAACGGTGGTCATGTTATCGTTACAGCTAACTCTGGTGAGTGGAAGTCCGCTACTTTGTCTGACATGACATCGTTAGCTCAGAACGACTATATCGAAATCTTTGTCAAAGCTGATGCATCTCTTACTTTGGATATTGCCGCAGCTTCCTTGATCGTGCATGGGGCACCTGCATAATGAAGACAACCCTGCTACAGATCGTTCAGTCTATCCTTTCGGATATGGACTCAGAGGATGTTAACAGCATCTCTGATACCGTAGAAGCTCAACAGATTGCTTCTGTCGTAGAGGATACGTATTACAACATCATTGCTGCCCGTGAGATTCCTGAGCACAACAAGCTTATGGCTCTGACAGCTATGGGTGACTCCAACAAGCCCACACACTTTAAGTATCCCACCAACACCAAGTCAATCAAACGTATTGAATACAATGTCGGCACTGTGGCAGACAAAGAGTTCCGGGATATTGCCTGGGTTGATCCTGTGGTCTTCTTGGATCGCATGAATGAAGACGGGTTGTTGGTTGAAACTTACGATGGTAACCTAGACATCTTTGTCAGCACCGACACAGCACCAAGCTACTACACATCCTTTGATGATGAATACATCATTATGAATTCCTACGATTCGAGTGTAGAGTCTTCGCTGCAAGCCAGCAAGAGCCGTGCCTTTGGTTCGACATACCCTACGTTTAGCCAGACTGATTCCTTTGAGCCTGACATCGACAACACATTGTTGCCCTTGCTGTTGGCCGAAGCCAAGTCCACCTGCTTCTCTTTGTTCAAGGGTGGTTCTGACCCGAAGGTAGAGCAGGCAGCACGTCGCCTAAAGTCTTACGTTCAGAACGATATGTATAAGTCTGTCCGTCCTAACAAGCGTCCCCACTACGGGAGAAAATAATGGTTGAGTTCTTCCATGACACCGAAAACCAGAGGTGTGAATGTAAGACTGACAAACTCACCACCAAGGTTCACATCGAAAAAGAACTAGGTGGTTATCGTTTCTTTGTCATTCGTTTTGAAAAGGGTGTTCTTCCTGCTGAATTAAGTGGACGCTACTCTAGTATGCGTGACGCACAGAAGGCAGTAGAGAAATACCTACGGAACAAAAAGCAGTCTGTTGCAGCAAGGCGTAAGTCCTTCGGTGATGACTTCGAAAAACGCAAGAAGGTAAGAGATGCCGCAAAGTCTAACACAGAAAGCAGTTAACAACTTTGTCCGTGGTCTTATTACCGAGGCTGCGGAACTTACGTTTCCTGATGGTGCATCCGTAGACGAACTTAACTGTGACCTTCGTCGTGATGGCACCCGTCGTCGTCGCCTTGGTGCTGTTATCGAACAGAACGCCGTGGCCTCTACCTTCTCTGTCACAGACACAGACCGTGTTAACACTGGCACTTGGGACAACGTTGGTGGTAACCCTGACCTTGAGTTCCTCGTTGTCCAGCGTCAGAACGTTCTATACTTCTACAACAAAGCTGACCTACCCTACTCGGCTCAGCAACAGGCTAACTCTGTTGACCTGACCGCACACGAGCATGCTGGTTCGTCAGGAGCAGAGAACAGTGACTGTCAGTTTGCCTCACTAAAAGGCAAGCTTGTTGTTTCTTCTCCTGACATCAACACCATCTTTATTGACTACGACTCTACTTCTGGTTCTTTCACCACGACAGAGATCGAGTTTAAAATCCGTGACTTTGAGTATCAAGGCTCGGACAAGACGGTTTATTTTACTGAATCAACCACGTCTTCTGTTCCAGACACTCGCAAGTATGACACCTTAAATTCAGGCTGGGGTGAAAGACAGGTAGGCCATGGTTCATTCTACAATGCTCTTCTTGTATACCAAGTCCAGCAAGGTGCTTATTACTACCCTCCCCTTTCCCTTCCTTACTACGCAGGCAAATCCCAGACATCTGCTGCATTTGATATTAACGTTTTAAGGCAGATCGGTGGTGGCACTACTTTGTCTGGGAATGGTCGTTATATCCTAGACTTCTTCAATCAAAACCGTCAGCAGATTGTAGCTGATGATGCTGGTTCGTATGGTTTTTCCATTGGAACTTCTTTAAATAAAACCATTACATCTCGCTTCTCTTGCGTCGAGGCTTTTTCTGGTCGTATTTTTTACGCAGGTCTTTCCTCTTCTGAAGATGGTGGTAAGATCCTATTTTCTAAGATCATCGAAGGCGATAAAGACTTTGGTGTTTGTCACCAGGTTAACGACCCTACCAGTGAATACTTTAGTGACCTGCTAGACACTGATGGTGGTGTCATTGAAATCCCAGACGCAATCAACATCAAGAAGCTGTATGCTCTGCAGTCGTCAATCTACGTTTTTGCTGACAACGGTGTTTGGCAGATCAACGGTGTTGACGGGGTGTTCAAGGCTTCTGCCTACGCAGTAAGCCGCATCTCTCGTATCGGCATCTTGTCGGCTGGTTCTTTCGTTGTAGCTGAGAGTGCTCCTTTCTGGTGGTCACGCTTTGGAATCCACACTCTTGCACCTGACCAAGTGACTGGGGCTGGTGTAGAGCAGAACATCTCTCTGCCAACCATTCAGACTTTCTGGGATGGTATTGGTCAGAACGAGAAGCTTGCGACTAGGGGTGTATACGACAGTATTAACAAACGTATCTACTGGGCTTACCCTGACAACGGTGAGACAAAAACATCAAAGCTGAATAACTTCCTGATCCTTGATATTCCACTCCAGGCTTTCTACCCTTGGCGTATCGAAGATTCAGCAAGCAACTCTGACTATGTTGTTGGCCTTGCCTTCTACTCTGGTTATGGTGCCAAACCCCTAGAGCTTGACGTAACCACTTCCGCTGGTGACGATGTTGTTTTGTCAACGGGTGACGATGTGGTGTCTACTCAGATCTCTACGTTTAACACAGGTGATCCAGCCCTTGTCCTTCTTGTTCGTGACACATCGGCAAGTAAGATGGTTATGGGTGGTTTCACCAGCACAGGTTTCCTAGACTGGGGTGACGCAAACTACCTTTCGTATGCAGAGACTGGGTATGATTTCGTAGGCGATCTTGTCACAAAGAAGAATACACCTTACCTTGTCACCTATGCACGCTTGACAGAAGAAGGTTTTACTGGTAACGAGATCAGTGGATATGAAACCGTGAGGCCCTCATCCCTTCTCGTATCCACCGCATGGGACTTCAAGGAAACCTTCTCTACGAGCCAACAGGCCTACCGTTTAAAGCAGACTGTTGTTGTTAACCCTAACGATCTTACCGAGTTTGACTACCCTGATACTGTCATTACAACTCGCCTAAAGGTTCGTGGCCATGGTCGTTCTATGCGTATCCGTTACGAGAGTGAGCAGGGAAAAGACTTCCTGCTTTTGGGTTGGGGTATCATCCAAGGTAGGAACCCTAGATTCTAATGACAAACGCTTTCTCTTATCAACGTGAAGATTTCTACACAGTAAGACAAGAAGTTGACGAGCTATTCTATAAGCACTGGCTTGAGGTTGCTGTCAACAAAGACAAGATTAAACTAAACCCTGACTGGGATTTTTACGAGACTCTCTACGAAGCTGGTTACTTAGGTATCTATACAGTAAGGCATCACCAGAAATTAGTAGGTTACTTTGTTGTTATCGTAAAAACACACCCACACTACAAAGACCACCTGGTAGCTATTAACGACATTATCTATATTGACCCAGACTATCGTAAAGGTCTTGTTGGGTTTAAGCTGATAAAGTTTGTTGAGAGTGATATGAAAAACTTTGGTGTTTCTGTGTTGTCCATCAACACCAAGGTTCATAAGCCTTTCGATACTGTGTTGGAGAGGCTAGGTTTTGATCTTGTAGAACGTGTCTATAACAAATATATCGGAGAATAAAATGGCTTTTCAAGCAATAGCTGCAACAATAGCAGTCGCCGGAACAGCTTATTCTGTCTCACAAGGTCAGAAGGCAGCTAAGGCACAGAGGGCAGCAGCGGGTAAACAGATCGAAATGCAGCAGCAGCAAGCTGCTCGTGAACGTCGTTCTGCTATTCGAGCAAACATGATTCGTCGTGCTCAGCTTCAGTCTCAGGCTGTTGCTATGGGTGTAGAAACTTCGTCTGGTGTCCTTGGTGGTCAGACAAGCATGGCGTCACAGCTTGGTGCTAACCTTGGTTTTGGGAATGTGATGAGTGGCCTTAGCCGAGAGTATACACAGCTTACCGCACAGGCTGCAGACTATAGTGCACGTTCCCAGATGGGTTCTGCCATATCGTCTATTGGCTTCCAAGCATTCCCCTACGCTGCTCAGTTTGATCAGGCGAGGGCTTCTTCGAAAGCCAAGACACCCACCGCATAATTCCAGTTTTAATTATGAAGGAAAACCTCTGTGGCTTCTCCGCTTACTCTTGAAGATCGTATCGCTAACGCAATCACACTGGCTGAAGAGGCAGAGGCTCAGCCTGAGCAGCCCCCTTTTAATCCTGCAAGTCAAGTAGAGTTAACCAAGTCACAAGAGCTTGCTATCACCAATGGTGAACCCTTTGACCTGATCCACGAGGAACGTGCTATCGGAGATCAAAGGGCTGTCACCGAAGCAAAGATTAACGGCACAGACTACAGTGAAGAGACAGTAATTCGTCAAGGTTATGATGATGGTCTTGGTCCTGACGAGGTTGCTGGTCTTATTGCTGAACGTCGAACCAAAGGCGAAGACATGGGTATCAGTGAATATCTGCTTATGCAGAACCTGATGCTTGATGATGACCAAGTAAACTCGTATGCTGCCAGAACCCTGACAAACATGGAAACATGGAACAGGTTGATGCAGAAGGAATTCGAGGCTAATGATCAGAGTGGTTGGTCTAAGCTTGTCACATTCCTTGACGTTAACGTCCTTCGTGAGCTTACTATCGGTGCTTTTGAGAACGTAACCTTCCGGTCTAACCGAGAGGGTGAAGACATTCGTGCAGCATTCAACAGCATGAAGCCTTCTGACTTTGAAGAGTGGGCCAAAGAGTATATTGCAGAACGTAAGGCCGAAGGTATCTTCTCGGAAGACTCCGTATGGAACCTCTACAAAGCAGCTAACGATGCTACCTACTTGGGTGACGATCCCATGGCTGGTGTCAATGCTGCCTTCGGTGCTATCGACGTTGCCACTCTAGGGGCCACCAGCGCAGCTAGGACAGCCGCTAAGGGCCTTGCAGCTACCCCTACCAAGATCAAAGCTTTGACCCGTGTAAGGCGCCCTGTGGACGCTGTGGCGGTGCTTGGTGATGAGGTTAAAGCTGCCGAGGTGGCAGGTAAACTTGTTGATGATATTGGTGTTCA